CAACAATTAGCGTCCCACCCTGTAAACCTTGTCCATGATTTTGTAATGGTGTTCATCACAAACTGCTCTTGCGAACCAAGGCCAACAGGCACATTGATCCACAAAGCATTGTTTTTAGCGTGATAAAGCAAAGCCCAACCAAATGAATTTTGGTAAGCCGTTGTCGCCTCAGTAATAGCGCCCTGAATCTTGTCTGACAGATTTACCCTTGGGTCAAGTCGGCTTGATTGCAACGCTGAAGCCAGTGGCAAAAGACCGTCTAAACTTAAAACCAATAGGTCGCCACCGTATTTATACAAACAACGCCTTGAAACGGGTGCGCCGAGCTTCCAAACGCCCGCTAAAGCCCATGTACTAGCAGAAGCGGGGTCTGTGCCTCGATAAACAATAATCTCGCCCTGTGAGGTCACAAAAACAAGGTTATCGTCTACGCCATAACCAGCGTCAATCGTCCAGGCGCTAAAAGATACGATGTAACCGCCCATCCGAGCTATTGAACTCAAGTCTAAAACCTCGGCAGCGCCACCCACTGAGTTAGTGGGCAAATACCATGCTTTTAAACTTTCTCTTTCAATAAACCAAACACGGTTTTTAAACAACGTGACATTGTTCAGCTTGTTTGTGGTTACGCCAGTGATTGCGATTGGTGAGCTTGAGGCGTTTACGCTTTGCCATGTTGTGCCGTTATATAGCAGGGGATCATCTACACCGTTGCAGGCATAAAGAAAACTGCCGCCAGGCGTTGTGACATTAATATGCTCAAAACGGCTGTTGGTCAATCCTGTTTTGTCAGCAGCGCCCACTGCCCCTTTGGTTGTGCAATTGTAAATGGAGCCACTAGCAACCCCAAATAATTTACTAACGCTGCCTGTTTCATAGGCCATCACCGTGTCAACTTGCCCCGTGATACCTGTTGACCATTTACTGTACCCGCCGCGCAAGTTCACACTCGAAACAGTTGGAAAGTAATTGGTCATTGTCACCGCATCAGTAGGCGACATATTTGCCAATGAATCACGCACATTCCACCCGCCAACTGGCGCTGGAATACTTGCTACATTAGCGGCAGTTCGTTGGGCAATTTTCATTATGGCGATGCCCCATAACCACTGTCAGGAATGTTGTCGTATCCAACCAAGATAGTGCCTGGCCTTGGTGCAAACGACAAGTTAGCCGCAGACATATCCAAAGCAATAGCTGCTTCCATTTCTTCCAAATAGTTGCGATACATTGCCGTTGTGTCAAACCCTTTAGCCTCAAAATATTTGAGCTTGGTTGAAAGAACCATCAAACGGTCAGGATAAATGCAAGTATCAGAATCAGCCGTAAAAGATGTCTTGGGTTCATCAGCCGCGCTGTTTGCCCAAGCATTTGAACGGTATTCGTAACCCAAAAACTCAGCGGTTGAAAAGCCAGGCCATATCTGGAAATACTTGCTAAACAAACGCCACCTAATTCGGGGGCCTGTAGCGATATATCCAGACAGCAACCACTCCCACTGCTGCGCATCTTCTGGGCCTAACATCTCCCAATGCTTGTCCTTATCCCACATTGTCCTTGGGATAATGGCTTCGTAATCGCTAGGAAATGCGTACTTCATCTTTTGAAAGTACACGGTTGCATTAGTTGCGTCTGCTGTTGTTTTTCTAGTTAAAGTAACAGATGTCGCAGAATCTACGCTTTGGATAAAGGTGTTTTGGTCAATGCCTGTACCAACCACCATGTAGGTGCTATCCAAACCATTTGTAGACGGAATTCCCGTGATAGATGAGCCACTACTAGACCATGTGCCAGTAGTGGTCAAATATTCCGTATAAAACTGCTTTTGTTTTGTAAGGGTTCGCCAAGGATGTTTGCGCAGAAACTCGTAACCACTTGCGTTCATTAACGCAAGTATTTGGGTAACGTCTTGATTAGTATTTCCGGCAACACTTGTCGGTGTTGACACGCCTAATTCGTTTGTAACTTGCTGCACTAACTGAAGCATAGTGCTAGACATAATTTACACCTCTTTTTTAGGGCGGCCTCGTGCTTTTTCAGACAACAAGGCTTTCATTTGCTCTTGCAATTCTTTTAATTCAGAACGGGTCTGCTCTAATTCAAATGAACTCTCACTTTGATTGCGTCTCAGCAGATATGCTCTTGCTTTTTCACGCAATCCAACAGCGCCCATGCCTACGCGCTGCAATTGAGCATCGCTTGCCGTAGCAACTTGCTCAACCGTTTGAAACTTTAGAATTTGCAATTCAGCCATTTGGCTGTCTGTAAATTCTTCAGGGCGATCTAGATGCCAATTTTGCAAAGTTGTGCCAATGACAGGCCCACCTTCTGAGTTTTGCATTTGATAGTGCAACCATTGACGGGGAAAGCGCTCTTTATGGTCATCACGAACAGGCTGTTCAATGATGTTGTACTTATCGCCAGGAACCATAATTCGCACAAACGGGATGTCTTTGTACGGTGCTTTGTCAAATGTATAAAACTCAACGTGCAGATGAGTGTCTGCGTTTGCAATATCGGAATCTAGTGCCATTTTTTATCCTGTGGGGATTAAGCTGAAGTGACGGATGCCCAAGTTGTTGCGCTTGGGGCAAAAAGAATCATGCTCTTTGCAGTTGCCAATGTAACAGATGTCGCCGCTGCATTGATGGTTGAACTTGTATTGTAAGGGTAAACAGTAATTGTTTGACCTGAATCATTACGAATACCAACTAGTGCGCCCGCTTCGGTAGGAGGCAATTTAACGCCTGTAGAAGCGGATGAAGTTGTGATTGTGTTGAACACAGCCGACAATTGTGTTGCGGTAGCGGCAGTTGAACCCAATGCAACAATGCCAACAGCGCCATCACCCGCGATGGAGACTGTGGACAAAGGCGAGTTACCAGCGCCAAGAATTCGTGAAGGGATAGCCATTTTAGTTCCTTAATTAAAAAGAGGCGGTTTTTATGCCGCCCCTTTAATTTTACACAGATGCTTTAGAGAACCATGCAACGTCACCAGAAACTAGGGCAACTGCGGGCGAGGTGTATGACCCACCTGAAGCTGTTACCAAGAATGTGGTTGCGTTAACGGTGCAAGCGGTTGTTGAGGCGGAAATAGATGCGTTGGCTTGACCCAACACATAAATTTTGCCGTCAGAGCCAAACACTTCAGCACCCAAAGGGCCAAACGTAGGAACAGCCGTACCAGCGCTGTTTGTGTTGGTGTTAACGATGTTGTTAAAGTCAATACCAATGACGGGGGTTACTGTATATGCCATGTTATATGCTCCTTTAAGCGATCAGAACGCCACAGAATTGTGGGCCTGAGCTAGTCAAGTTACCAGCCCAACCAATCAACTTAACGATGGCATCTTGGTTAACGGCTTGACGCTCACCACCAATAGGCACAAAGTTACGGTCAACGTGGGGACGGAACATCAGATACTTGGTGTTCAAGAACCACATATGGTTTGCAGTAGCGTTAGACCCGATACCACCGTCAAGCACAACATCAGATGCCATGCCAGCGCCATAGTATTTCAATGAAGCAAAACCAGCGCCTTGAGTGGAGTTGCCGCCATCAGTAACACGCTGAATGGATTGCATAGATTGCAAATACAAACGGTAGTAATTACTGTCAGCAACGATCAAATCAGGCTTGTCTGTACCACGAATCAACTGAACAGCCAAAGAATCCATGTAAGACTGGATGTTTGAGGCCGAAACAGCAGAACCGCCATCAGTCACGCCAGAATACTTCTGCGAGCGCCAGAAAGTATAGTTAGCGCGGTTAATGCCGCCGTAAGTACCAGTGGAAGGTGCATCAGGAACTGCTGCGCCCAAACCAGTGATGTTTTTGCCGCTGTTGCCTGTGCCATCTGTGTAGATGTCAGCGCCAATACGGTTAGCCAATTGAGCTTCGGCAACCATCATACGACCATCGAGCAAATCAATAATGGCTTCTTTGCCCGAGTTCTGGATCATTTCCAAGCCAGAGATGGACACAGCAGCAGCGTATTGAGTAATGCTAAATTGGGCAGAACTGATAGGGCTGTTTTGTGACACGTTCAGCACTTCGTAACCAGAATAAGAATTCGTGTTATTTGTGGTGCTGTCGTTGTACATAATCTCTTGCAAAATCACGTTACCGCCGGAGAATGTTTTCACATTTCCACGGTCTTTGAGTCGGCGCAAAAGGGCGTTGTTGTTTGTGACGTTATCAGCTAACTCACCAGTACGGCTTTGAATGTTGGTCGCAATGATGTCGCTGATACTGGAATTGGCAAATGCCATAATAATTCTCCTATATCAATTAAAGTCGTGCAGATAATTGGTCAAATTGCTCTGCCAATAAACTGCGCCTATCTTGAGCATTGTTTTTGGTAGCCATTCCTGGTGTGGAACTTTTTACCGAAACCGCATTAGCCCTTGCAGATTTCGCTGCTCGGTCTGCCGCTACTCGTTTTGCGTTATCCAATTCGGCCTGTTTGCTGACTTGTACGCTGTCAAATAACTCAGGGTCGAGGCGCACAGCTTTTTCATATGCGTCCTCTAACGTCTGCGCCACGCCACTCTGTAGGAGTTGAATCATGGTCGGACGCGCTTCTTCAAAATATTCGGCTTTAGAGCTAAATTTTTCAATTTCGCCTAAAAGCTGCTGATTTTGAACTTGCTCTTGTTGCTGTTTCCAGCCAATCACTTCACCACGAACATTGTTTAGTTCGTTTTGTAGTGCGTAAATTGTCGGGTCAACTCCTTGAGGGAAGTTTACTTCATTTAAGTTTACTCCATATTGCTGCGCTAATCTACTAAATAATTGCAATTTTTCTTGCCCATTACTAGTTCGCAACATATTGTCAGCCTCTAACAAGGCTTTTATCGCTTTGGGTGCATCTAAACCCATGCCTTGGATCGTCTGCAAATAAGGGTTAACCACCTCATTGATCTGATCTGCAAACTGCGCTTTGGAGATTAAAGGCTCAACGCCTTTGCGCATTTGTTCTTCACGCTGCCAGGCATACTCTTGCATCCTTGGGTCGGCAGTTTGCCAAACATCGTGATAATCCTTCTTCCAACTTGCTGGCGCACGTTTCCAGACAGGTTCTTCTACAGGTTCTTCTACAGGCGCTTCATTCGCAGAAGCGAATTTCCCAGTATCGTCACGTTGGAATTTTGCGGGTTCGGCTTGAGCTACCTCATCAAATTGCTGAGAAAGTAATTCTCGGCGATTATCGGGCGCTTCTGTTGGGACGATGGGTTCTGTAGTATCCAAAGTTATCTCCTATGATATTTCATTTGATTGGCTTGCTCACGCAATGAATTCATGATTTGATTGGCCTCGTTGTGGGTCATGTTCCCCAACTGTTGAGCCAATACCTCACGCCGTTTCTCGCTTGAAGGCGGTGTGATTTTTGTTTCCATTGATTCATTGCCCACCTCAATACATCCGTTTTCTCTCAAATGTTCGCGGTGTCGGCTTCGGCTCTGGATTATAGAACCGTCAATCATTGATTGATAAGGGGCAATGTCGCCCATTATCATAGGAGCTTGTATATCGTCACTGGCTTTGTGTTTTTCAACCAATTCGCCATTACGTATAACGTAAGTTGTTCTCATAGTAGCAAAATTTCCTCGTCATCTGATTCGATGTGGTCGTCCCAAATTAACTGCATTTTGTCCAAATTAGACAGCATTTTCTGAATGTCTGTCAATGTGACATTTTGCTTCGTTGCGATTGTAGCAAATGTTTCAACGTAAGGCGCAATTATTTCTTCGGGTATTTTGCCTTCAACAATGCGCTCGTATGCCGCAACAATCTCGTCTCTGCGCTTTTTGTTCTTTTCTTGCTCACGTTTGAGTTGTTTTTTGAGCTTGTCAGGGCCAGGGTCATGGGTGTCGTCAATGTAGATAATAGGCTTGAAAGCCGTAAGAGTGCCAACCGCACCCGTAGCCTGGACACCCGTTAATTGGATTGATTTTAAGATTGATGCAAAGGATCCCGCAAATCCTGTTGCTGATACACCATTAATGCCAATTGAACTGTTAGGGGTTATAGAGCCAGCTAGTCCCGAAGCCGACACGCCACTGAGGGCGATAGTCACTGACCCGCTTTGATTGCCTGCAAAACCAGAGGCCTGGACACCAGTTAACCCAATGGTTATGTTGCCAACAACTGAGCCAACAGCGCCTGTGGCTGATACGCCCGTTAATGTGGCAACAGTTGCCTCTAAAACGACTCCAACAGCGCCTGTAGCCTGAACGCCTGTTAATGCTGCGCTAACGGCGACACTAGGGCTGCCAACGCCGCCCGTAGCCTGATTGCCTGTTAATGGGAGACTATCCCATTGAGCATCATCCCAAGTACCTGTGTCCCAAGGCCCTTGTGCCATTACGCAATACGCAAAAGACCTGTGGTCGCATCGTTAGTTGGCATGGTCAACGTAAAAGTGCCAGCCGTTACTGTTTGCGAGCCAAAGTTGTGAACGCTAACTGCTTTGTTGCCAGAGCTTGAGTTGTAAATCAAAACTGCATCAAAAGCCGTTGTAACCGTCAAGGCAGACCATGAGAAACTGGCTGATGGCGTCCAGTATGCGGTTGTGCCGCTTGTTGCTGGCGCATTTGCATTAGTGACCGTAACGCCGCCCGCAGTGTAGCCTGTGCCTGATGTATTCGTAACCTCATTGGTCGTTGAATAAACAGTGGTCGCTGCACCCAAGCTACCAGACGCAAAGTACAACGCCGCTTTAAAGGTGTTGCCTGTGCTTGGCGTGAAGTTGTGAGTTCCTGTGAGCAATTCGCCCTTGAAACTTGTACACATTGCTGTTGTATTTGCCATTTTATTTCCTTAGAAAGATGATGCAGCGCCATCAGCAATGGCTGCGTGTTTAAGTTTTACATGAACTGATCGGTGGACTAATTCTTCGCCAAGCCAGTATTCAACCCACTCAGTAGTCTCTGTATCGGTATCTACTTGGCCTTCGCGCTTTTCAAGCAAAGATTCATCCATTTTGCCTTTTGTGGTTGTAATCATTTAATTACCTCCATGCCAATCGCCTTGCCATCAGGCCCGCGCACGATTCGTTTGGGCGCTGAAATCATATCAACCACGTTTTTCATGACTTGGGTATTGTCATTCTGGTTTTTAAGCATTTCTTGCATTGCGCCAATGCTGTGATTGTGGCTTTGCAAGACCTGTTGGTGTGAATTATTCACGTTATCCATCATTGCTTGAATCATGCCGCGCAAGTCTTGATTTAGGGTTGCGTGCATCTGTTGCTGCGCATCCATATCTTCCGGCAACATAGACGCTGAATGGCTGATTTGGGCAACACGGATCTTGGTATTGGCATCTAACTCAGCCCTAAAACGCTCCATTTGCTGTTCGCGCTCAAGTTTAGCGCTTTCCAGTTGGGCATTAAATTGCTGTTTCTGCACCTCAAACTGCGCTTGGGCTTGTGCAATTTGCATATCAGCCTGCACCCGCATTTGCTCTAACTGCTGTTGAGCCTGCATTTTCATCATCTCAGGATCAGGTTTAGGTTGTGGCGGTTGCGCCATTTTCTGTTTAATTTGGTCAAGCGCCTGGTCAATAACACCTTCAAGCTGTTGTGATGACTTAAACGCGCTAATGCCAAACTTCATAATTTCCATCAAAACAGGCGTCATCTCTGGGCTTGCTTGAGCAACAGGCATGGCTTGCTGTAAGAAGCTCGCAAACGCGCCAATAAACTCGGTACGCTCACGCTTCATTGCCGCTTCATCTAATTGAACCAGGCTGTCTGCCGCCACTTCAATTCTAAAGTTACGCAAAGGCTTGTCTTTTAGCAATTGCAAAGCCTGCGGAATCATTTGCTGATCAACGGGTTGCATCTGGCTTGCCGCCGCATACTGCAAAATTGTTTGCGGCTGAAACTTAGTGCAAATAATTTGCGCTTTGAGCCTAATCAAGTCAGAAGCAAACAACGCCACTTCTTCTTGCATAGAACGCAATCTAAGGCTTGCAAACTGTCCCTTAATCTGTTGGGCGGTAGCTGTCTCGCTTGCCTGCGATGCACCCCTCAAAATGTCCGACAAACCCGTGATTTCATAGATTTGCTGTTTGATTTCTTGTCTTGCGCGATAGCATTGCAGCAAAGCATTTGCCAAGGTGTCTAAGGGCAAAAGGTCGATTGACCCTTTTAAGCCGCCCTTTTCACTGAACGCCATCCATTTATCAACAGGAATCAACGTGTTGTTGTCGCCTTCAGTCAATAAACGCTGCAAAGCTGGTGTGCTTGAATCGTAAACGCCGCGAACACGCAAAGACTTAACCAGCCCGTCAATGCGGTCGCTCAAGATGTCCAATTCGTTGGCTTGGTCTTGATAGAGAACGAAATCAGGAACAGGGACAAGGCTGTCGCTTGTCATCGTTGCGTACAAAGGCTTGCAGCAAGGAAAAAACTGCTCTAACTCTAGCGGGTCATCCCGCACGTCAATAAACTTGTTGCCTTGCTTGCTGAACCAGTAGACCTTGGCTGTTTCTTTGTCCCACAATTCGCAAATCTTTGCCCTTGTGTATTCTTTTTGGTTGCTTGCGTAGTTTGACAAAGGATCGGGGCCGCTATCCAATGGGATATTACGCGCAGCTTCTTCACCAAAACGCTCAATCAGCGCGTCTTTAGTCATGTAGACCCAACGCCAGACTTGGGTTACTTCCTCCCACGTGCGGGCAACGCTGTGACCAAAATCAGCCCAATGCACATAGTCTGTAGGCGCACATTCATACTCGATCTGCTCCATTGGCTCAACCATGCCAGCCGTGAAGTCTTGGTTTTCTGCCTCGTCTGCATCTTCAGTGACTTGGAGGCCATCATCGTTCCCGAGCATCTCTGGCATACCTGGCACTTCGGTAACGTGCGGCTCGTAACGCACCCAAGCCACCCCACGACCTCCCAAAAAGCGATCCTCAACCGCATGGCGCATCGTGCTTCTAAAGTCGGTGTAATGCTCAATCTCAAAATCTAAAGCACGCTCAATTAAGATTGACGCAACACGCCCAACTGGATCATTGTCGCCAAATCTACGGCTGACATCAGCCTTGGGCATCTTGCTATATACAGCGGGTATCAGGGTAGAGACGTTTGACCAAAGAATGTTGAATTTGGCGGTATCGTTGCCGCTTGCGCTGCGGGTGTCATCCCTGTAGCGCCTAATGATTTTCTTGGTACGCGCTTCCCATTTCTTGAACTCATTGTCATAAGTGGCAATTAGGGAGTTGTACTTGTCAACTTCAGTTGGGACTAATTCAGCCATTGTTGTTTCTTTCAGAAATTGCTTTCGCCTTGGCTCGGGCATCTTCTTTAGACGATGCGCCCCATGCCTTCAAAGCAAGCGCCAACCGTGTGGGTTCGCCATTCTTTTCCATTGGGCCAGCAGTTGCACCCATTCGCGCAAGGAAAGATGCCCGCCTTGGGTTATCCCCTGATTTGACGGGAGGCTTTAGCTTGCCGCCTGTCTCTGCCGCATAACTTGCCCGCCCTTTAGCGTTTAGACCGCCTTCAGGGTTCTTTCCTTCTTTGCGAGTCCATGCGGCTGTCATTTGGGCTTTGCAGTTTTAGCGGCTTGCTTAAAATCTTTGTCGGTAGGGGCGTCTTTACTGCCCACTTTGTTCATCTTTTCGCCTGAACCCGCTTTGATTCGCTCTTGTTTTGCCAAAATATTGGCATAAAGTCCAGCTTTAGACATGATTAAGCCGAGAAAATGCCAACGGCAAACACTTCAACGCCTGCGCCTGTGGTGATTTTCCATGCGCCGTTTCTGGATCGAGCATTCAATTCAATGTCATATTGACCAATGCCGCCGCCAGGCGATGCGGGCAATATGGTATGACTAAAACTTGAACCATCCAAAATGATGACGTTGCCTGTTGCAGCAGTTGATACAGTGCAAGCTAGACGGTGAATGTAATCGCCAGCAGCGCCTGTGCCGCCCAATACTTGTGCTGTTGAACTTGCAGGCACGTGTTCGTACTGGTATGCGTAAGGTGTATTAATTCCACTCATATTCGATTGCTCCTTGCGGTTTGTTTGTGGATTGCCCACATATCGTTCATTGTGACTTCGTTCTCAGGGCCAACAATCAACACTTTACTCGGGTCTGGCGGTTTATCTTTTGGTTCTTCCCGCCAACTAATAGCCAACATCCTCATTGCATCAGCGGGGTGACTTGTCCAATCATGCTTGGGCGTTTGCCTAAAAGCCTTCTTGTCTTCATCGTACTCACGCTGATACTGTCTCAACGCCTCAATGCCATCTGCGCACTTTTCGGCATCAAACCAGCATCTTGGCAATGCCATCCGCACCGCTTGAATACCATCTTGAACCGTCAAACTCGGCACAATCGCCAAGTTGTTAATGCCCAAATGTGTCGCCATTTGCTCAATTACTGACTTACCACCGCTTGCCAAAGTCCTTGCCCTTGCATCATGCGGAAGGTAGTGTTTTCCGTAATTGTAGGGTTTTTCTTTGATTTTTGCCACAAATTCTTCAATTGTTCCACCAGAAAGGGCGAAAAAATCAACAATATGTATCTCGCCAGCAATTACTTGATACCACCAAATCGCCGTGTCATCAGTATGTCCCAAGTCCCAGGCTGTATGTGTCTTAACCTCAATCTGGTTCTCAACCTTTGTGATACGCCCATCCTCACTGACCTTGCGCATCTCTGTACCCCAGATTGCACCAATGATTGCGGCCTCAAAGCTGCATTCGTATTCCTGGAGATATTGGTCTTCGGCAAGCTGCGCCTTTGCCGCCTCTAATTCAGATTCAGGCAACAGTTTAGACTTGCTTGCGGGCAGCGATAGGCTAAACCACTCATTAGGCAGCCTCTTGCTTGTCTCGTAGATGTTCCAAAACTGATTCTTGCCTTTGGGTGTGCCGCCAAAGACGCACCAACCCTGCTTATCGGACAAAGCTGGCCTGATTACGTTGCCCCACACACTAGGCTTAAAGTCGCCGTATTCGTCAAGGTAAAGGCCATCAAAACCTAGCCCACGCATTGCATCTGCATTGTCAGCCCCAAACAGCCTGATCTTTGCGCCATTCAGCAACTCTATGATTAGGTCGGCTTCATTGCTTGATTTGGTAATGGGACGGGAAAAGTGTTTGAGATAGTCCCAAGCCACACTTTTAGCCTGGCTTCTATACGGGGCAACATACCCAAACAAGGGCATTGGGCTTTTGCAAGTTATTGCCGCCCTAATGATGTCATTGATAGCAGCTACGGTCTTGCCCGCCCTGCGGTGAGCAACTAAGCAAGCCCATCTCTCGGTTCTGGCGTGAAACTCCCTAAACTGTTTTCTAGGGCTATACGGGATTTCTATGATTCCGCTTGCCATTTAATAACCATTTCTTGAGGGCCACCGTCTGCGCCCGTAACTTCAGATCGAGCCAGTTTGGGTACATGGTACTCAACAACGCTTTGAAACATTTCAAACGCCTTAGCAGGGTTTGGCTTTATATCGTTCTCTGGGTCACCTTGCGCAACAGCATTGAGCCATTCAGAGAGCCTGTGAGCGTTTGAATCAACAAACAAGGCTATGGCCTGTCTTGCCTCTTGCGTGCTCTTGTTGGGTACGCCAGCAGGCCTTCCGTTAGGATTATTAGTCCAACCCTTGCGACTATTTTGTTTCGGTTTGTTGTTTTCAGTCATTGCCTTGCCTTGTTGGGTGAGGGCGTTGATTTGGTCTTTGATTACGTGTGCGAGAAAACAGGAAAATTACACACTTGACATCCTCAATTGCCTGTTTAACCGCCCTCATTTTTCTTTTTAGCCATTGCCTTCATTGCTTCGGCTAGGCGTTTACCCTTATCAGCTTCATTGTAATCTTTGGCTACGCTTACGGGTACTCCTACTTTTTTGGCAAATTTTGGGTCATGTGCGGCGGCTGCCATCATTCTTGCTTGTGCGGGTGAATGGCTTGGCATGGCTTAATCCAAATACTTTAGTTTATACAATGTTGAATCAATGTTTTCTTGGATGTTATCCACAAGTTGATTCAGTTCTGAGTCTTGAGGTAATTCTTTCCGAATGTCCATTACAAACTTGGAAAGAACCTCAAAATACTTAATTGGGTCATTGTTTGGGGGGTGGTACTCATTGGGAAACTTTTTAAGTTGCCCATATTTGCCCATATATGCCTCGGCATAGGCGTCTGTTTGCTCTACGATCAGGTCATAAAACGTGCCAAGGGCCATGTGCTTGCTGAAACTGTTAGTTGTCCAGTGCATCAAATGGGCGTTTGTGCCGCAATGCAGTAATGCAAGGACAAAGTTTGAGACATAGCCAGCGTATTTTTCCATGCTTTTTCCTAAAAAAAGTGGTGAGATTGCATTTTAATACAAACCCACCACAAAGCAACTGCAATTTCAGTATATCGGAATCGCAACCTTTTCGGGCCATAACCCTAGACTTGTGAGTTTTTCAATAGTCTTTATGTGCGCAGCAGTCCACATTTCCTGACGTTGTTCTTTGGTCATGTGGAAACCCATATCCAATTCCATGTGGCATTCGTAGCAAAGCGAAGCAATTAAATTGTCATCTGCTTTAACTGATCTGCCTTTGCCGCCACCCCAATTAGTATGAGCCGCCACTACGGTTCCATTGTCTAGCCCGCAATGCTGGCAAGGTATTTCCCTTGCGTTACGCAGCAATGTGGGCGACCGCACATAACTATGTTTCGGAAATTTCATTTAGCGCTTGCCATTCTTCTTCGGTGATTAGCGGAATTGTTACAGGTGGATTATCAATTAACATTTGCCGCCATTGCATTTCACGTTCAATGCGATCAAATTCATCGTCTTCATAAGTTTTCATTTTTGCTCCTGTGGTGGTGTACAAGTGTGGATGTAGTCGCCTGCCCGTTTACCGCATCGGGGGCAGAAGTTGCGCTCCTCTAGCTGTGCCAATGCTTACATTGCCCATGTGCGGGTCAACACTCATTCTGTCGGTTGATACAGCCATATACGGTGCTGGCTGTGCCAACATTTCACGCTCATCAGCACGCACCAACTCGGCAAAGGCTTCGAGCTTTTCAATGTTGATTGGCTCACCCGTTACAAAGTCATAGGGCATCTTCACCTCTCGCGCCATCTCCATAATGGTTCTTTTACGCCAGCCAGTCATAAAACCTCCAAAGGATTAAGGACGAACACACGGCGCACAGCACCACCACATAAATCTCAAGTCTTGTTTGCTTGGTCATTTTTTGTTCCATTCACGGCAAAATTGTTTTTGTCTTTGCGTCAAGTCAGGGCTAAAACCGCTGACTGAACATTCAGGATGTTGGGGAAATACGTCTTTGGCTGGCGGCAAGAACATTACCAAGCCAATAATTACGCATCCAATAAAGATTTCAGTCATGCTGTTCATAGACCACAATCGCCCTGGCGTCCAACTCGTACAGCGTTTCTTCAGGCAAAATTGGTAAAACATCTATGCCGCTAAAAATAACTTTTTTGACGTAAGAGTTATAAACGCCATCTTCGTCTTCTTCGTAATCCCAAATCACTGTGACAGGCGCGTCTTCTAACTCGGTTGTAAAACTAAATTCCATTGCTTGCTCCTTAAAAGACCCCAACATTGGGGCATAGTTGAAATGTATAGCAACCTAGACAGGTTTGTCAACACTTTTAAAAATAATTTCTTTGTCTGCTGCCCAAGCCTCAAGAAACTCTATGAATTCTGCGGCTCGTTCCTTAGAAAAATCGCGTGTTTGCAGGCCAAGTTGTACAATTCCACTGCCATCCAGCGAGGGCACAATCTGACCCTGTGGCAGGCCTAGCTGTTTGCAAAATTCATAGACTAAAAACCGTTTCCACGATTCCGCATCCCACTTAGCGCCCATGTGTTGCGCTTGGACAGCAATCTCAGACAGCATGGCGTGATACTTGGCATTTTGCTCGTCACTACGGGATTCCGCTTTAATCTCCATCCGCAAGGCTTTTCCGGTTTTCAAAGTGTCTTTGACCTTGGGCCAGATCTTTGCCATTACAGCGCTGGCTTGTTCAGGGTTTTGAAGGTGAAAAATCATTTAGTCCCCACAGAAACAAGCAATTGATTCATCATTAGGGTCAAACATATCTGTCTGATCTGCTGAAAATTTAAGCATTGATGCGTAAGATGGGCGGTCGGAACGGAACACCGCACCGCTTGGCTTGGATGCCAATGCCAATGCCAATGCCTCCATTTTTGCCCACCATATAGCACGTTCTGGCTTTTCCGCAATTAGCGACAACACTTGCGAACCGCCTTTTAAAAAGCAAAGATCACAATTGCCGTGATAAGTTACACCGTTGATGTTGGGTAACTCAAGGTCAAACGGCTGATTACGCCAGAATTCACCAACAGTTTCTTTAGTTACGCCAGCAGCTACCAATGGGATTCTTGATTTGTCAGCAATTTTGGCGGCTCTACGCTGCTCATCTGCCCTCATGCCAACCCAATCCATTGTTTCGTTATGTTCCCAACCCAAAGATTTAAGATATTTGTGAATGGTGCGAATTTTTAATTCTGATGTGCAAAACCTAGTCACGGGGTTTGGCAAATACTGACGTTTCCTAATAAGTGCTTCAAAAGGTTCACCATCACGACTAGCTGTCTCAAAAGTAACGCGCTCAAAAGCTGGATCTGCATTACGGTATTCAAGCCAATGAATTTCAACATTCCAGTTATCAGAACAAGCCTGGACAAATCGCAAAGTTGCTTCGTCTTCTTTTCCGGTATTGGCAAAACAAACTATTGCTTCTTCAGGCAGGCTCATCTGGTGAGCCTCAAGAATCTTGTAAAGCATATATCCTGATGTCCGACCGCCAGAAAAACTAATGCAAGTTGGTTCTGTAATTTTGTATGGATTCATTGCACCGCCCCAATCATTCTTAAAGCCGCTTCAGGGCCGTCAACGCGGCACAACGTACCACCGCACCAATTCTTAAAAAAGTCCTCTTGTAGGGCCGTTAAACGCTTTCTAGGGCCATCTTTGACTTCCATTAACCATGTGTGGTTTTTATAGCCGACCAAAAGGTCAATTGGCAGGCCAATAATCCAAACGTAAGCGCCAGCAGCACGTAAAGCAGAAACTATCTGTGCTTGGTTAGCATCAACACGGGCGGCATATCTCATAATTGACCTTTCTGAGTGTTCATTCGATCTCTCAATTCGTTTGCGGCTTGCTGGCCTCTACGTTTGGCGATGTCTTCTAACGTGATCTGCCACCAGTTCCACGCTGCGGTCTTCCCA